TAACTACATTCGCATATTAACAATCGATAGTATTTATGAACGAAAGTATCTTGTACCTGTGTATGAGTCACTACTTGCGGCAGAGAACGTTGAAGCTAATCCAGCTGCAATAGACACAACGAAACCATTCTTGTATGTAGCTGAATCACAGCTTGTAGACTTTCCGTGGGTACTTCAAGAGTTACTTATGCATCTCGATAGACCGCTCGATCTAAAAACACTGTATTGTATTCCTCCTGAGATAGAACCAATCAAGAAGCTCGTTGAGGGTGTACTACAGTACGCAGAATTACCATATGAAACACATTCACGAGGAATAGATGAAGGTAGCGGAGTTGATGAGTATGAAATATCAGCTATTGACCCAGCACGATATGGACTGTTCCTCCAAGTAATGGAAAAGCCTGATAGACATAATGCAGAGCTTGATGAACAGATTCAGCAATTAAAGTCATTTGACTTAGGTGCATAAATGGCATCTACATCAATACCTGCTCATAACTTAGAAACACTACAACTATTACTTCAACGTGTACCTGAGTGTAATACACCACAGTCGCGTGAAGCGTTACTATCTCTCGTGTATCTAGAAGCTAGGCCTGTTGCGCAGGTATTGTTGTATTCTATTCTACGGAAGAAATCGTTCTATCGCGATGATATCAATACCCTCGTTCATGATTCAGCAACTAAGCTCGTTATGCAATACAGTCGACCGGGATTCGAAATGAAGAACGTTCGCTCGTACATGTATCTTATGGTACTCGGTACACTGTATCCACATAGCGATAAAACATTTTACAAGCATAATGAACCACTCCCTGAGAGCGATGATGAATTAACAGAGGCATTCTTCTCACGAGATAGATTATTCTGTGATGATGCTCATATTGAGCAATCAATGTATGATGACTTAGATTACTTCTATTGTGCAAAGGAATTCATAAAGACCTTCATAGGGGCAGATGATTTACGTACAGCAATTAGATCTACAAAAACTCTCGTACCAAAAGAATTCTATTATCGTCACTGGGGTGCACTGTATTCATTGTGGGTAGGCTATTGTAATGAACGATTAGGAGAGTTGTAATGGCCGAAACAGATGACGTACTGAATGCTGAGATAGATATTCCTGTGATAGAGGATATCCCAGTAGTAAAGAAGCATCGAAAAACTACACCATCCGGCTTTAAGAAGGGAGTATCTGGTAATCCTAAAGGACGACCTAAAGAATCTGGTGACTCTCTCGCTTCTCAGTTACGAAAAACCGGAGCTGAAACTGTTTTAATTACGTTAGATGATGGAACTAAGAAGAAGATGTCTCGATTTGAGAGGCTTGTAGAGGTAATATGGGATCAGGTTCTCGTACGTCACGATAGACAAATGATTAAGTTTGTATTCGAACGAATAGAAGGACTACCCACAGTACATGAACAACCGAAAGAAGAATTAGATACATACGATATTGAATTAGCTAAGTTTAGATTACGCGCTACACTATTCGATGAACAACAGCAATTGATGAATACTCGTAAGAAGCTGAGTCTGATGTTATGTGGTAGACGTTCAGGTAAAACATACGCTATCGCCGCTAAGATGGTTGAACTCGCTATTACACATAGTTCAGGTACCATTCTGTATGTAACAAAGACAGTAAGCCAGGCATACAAAAACATTTGGAAGTATCTCGTTGAGTTTGCAGCATTATCTCGATTGCCTCACAAAAGTAATTCCTCTGATTATTCAATAGTGTTTGAGACAGGTACGAAGATAATACTCTCTGGTAGTGATACAATCGATCAGGTTGATAAGCTGAGAGGTCAAGCATATCTCGCAGCATTTGTAGATGAAATACAGAGTATCAAATATGCTAAATTACTCGTTGATGAAGTAATACGCCCTGCTACGAAAGACTTTACTGATCCGTTAATAGTACTCGCCGGTACAGCTCCACGTGCAGCTAATACACCGTGGGAGAATTGGTGGCTGAATGCCGATATGAATGTACAGAAGCTTCACTGGACTATGGAACAGAACGTATTCATTCCTAATTATGCTACAGTGTTACAAAGTGTGTTGGATGAAGAAGGATTGACAATAGATCATCCGAGGTTCCAGAGAGAGTACTTAGGCGTGTTTATGTACGATACAGAAGCACGCGTCTATCTCGTCGATGATAAAAACTACTTTAGTTGGGGTGAGTTCGATAGTTGGTGCGTTCCGCCTCCCGGATGGAATATTATTCATCCAAAGGTTCCGTTCGGAGTTAAAGACCCGGATGATGAGGATCGTAACGTATGGAATGACATACGGTTTAGCGGAGGATTGGATTATGGATTCTCTGATAGTGATGCATTCGTTATTACCGCGTTTAGTATCCGTAAGCCGGAACGATACATACTCTATCAATACAAACAGAATCATACAGGAGTAGGTGACGTAGCTGCTGCGGTACGGAGAGGCATAGAAGAGTTAGCTGGTAAGAATGAATTGTTTAAGCGTGCTGTAGAGAATGACGACTTCAAGATCTATTGTGATTACGCTGGTGCCGGTAGTAAGATAACATTCGATTTACGTAACAGTTATCGCCTCCCTGTTGTAAATGCGATCAAACAGGATAAGGATGGAGCGATTGATATGCTTCAAGAAGACATTCGAACAGGTCGATTGAAGTTAGAGACAGGTAGTCCGTTTGACGAAGAATCGAAATCGGTTGTTTGGCAACGAGATGAGAATGATGTCATTCATCGCGTAATAGATGATGATGCGTATCACCCAGACGTAGCTGATGCTGTGTTGTACAGTCTGCGGCCATGTTGGCAGTATTTCAATGAAGGGAAGGGAACATGAAGAAACATAGAGGTATTAAAGCACGAATAGGCCAATGGCTATTAGATGCTGCAATAGATAATCAAGGAGTAACGCCCGTATTGTCAGCGTTAACATTGGATTATCGTTTAATAGAAACTCTGATCGATAACGCTACTGAGGGTACATCCATAGTGATTACGCTTAAAGACGGAACTCGAATGGAATTCTTACGACGGTCATCTGGAGTTGAACGAACGGCTAACGGTAAGTATTACTAAGGAGTAACGAATGAAACTGAAACCAACAACAGATGCACGAATCGATTGGATTCGATCAGACATCTCTCGCCTCTATGGCTTCTTAAATAGCCGTGAAGCGAAGTACATTAGGAACTACAATCGGTTCCTTACAAATGGAGCACGACGCGATAGCATCTGGAACCTGTACACATTGCCGCTTAGCTATTGGGGTGAGAGTAGCGATGGTGGTGACTCAGGTAAAGAACCAGATACGACATACAATGTTATCGCTATGTCGATTGAAACGAAAGTGTCGAAGCTTAGTACATTAAAGGTACGACCATATTTCGACCCGGTTAATGGAACATTCAGAACGTCTAAGACAGCTAAGGCTGCACTAGAGTTCTTTGATGCGTATTACGATGATCAAGACGTCTATCAGAAGATGTCACAAGCATACCGTGATGCATGTATCTTTGAGTATGGATGTCTTCATGTTGATGAAGAATCAACAAACGTATCTCTCGTATCACCGTGGGAGTTCTTCGTTGATCCAGCTGAGTTCAATTTCGGTAAGCTCAGTCGCTGTATGTGGTATCGTCAGTCATACCCAGCAGTAGCGTTACCTGAGAGTGCTCGTGAGCATCCAGATATCATAGCGATGCTCGAGGCTAATCCAACAGTGAAGGCTAAGTACACGGTCTACTACGATCTGTACAACAAACGCAAGTTCAAGTTCTACAATCAGATCTTAATAGAAGAGACTGAACTGTCATCTGATCGTCCGCCATTCCTTCTCATCTGGTACAAAGACCCGATCAAAGGGTTCTTCTCAACATCAATGGTCGATGATCTCTACACAATACAGACTCAGATCGATCGATTGTCTAAGCGTGTTGATGCAGCTGTACAGAAGAGCCCGTTCAATGTCATTATCATTCCCGATGGTGGTAACGTAAAGGAATCTAAGCTCAGTAACGAAGCCGGAATAGTGTTACGATGGACACCAGGTCAACAGACAGGGCAGCCGATTGTAAGTACTCCTCCTGCTATCGATAACCAATACATTTCTATGATTGATTTCAATATGCAGAAGGCTCTCAATAGAGCAGGTATCAGTGAGTTGTCAGCGTTGTCAAAGAAGCCTGGTGGTAACCCATCTGGCGTAGCATTACAGACACTAGAGGATGTTGAAAGTGATCGCCATAACGTCGATGTAATGAACTACGAGAAGATGCTCGTTAACTTAGCTAGACTTTGTATCGATATCTTCCCTGATAAGCTTCCAGTACTCCCCGCTACGATAAATAGAGACAACTCTATTACGTGGAAGGATATCAAAGAGCAATCATCACTATTGAACATTCAGTACAGCTCGGCATCGTCACTATCGAAAGACCCGTCAGAGAAGCTTAAGCAGGTACAAGAGCTGATGAAGATGCAATTGATTCAACCTGAACAAGCTGCGTCATTACTCGAACAGCCAGACATTCAGCAAGCGTTTAGCCCAGCTACTGCTAGTTACAATTACTGTCGAAAGATAATTGAGAGAGCGATTGAGGATGAAGCGTACGACTTCTATGAAGTTGTTAACCTCGATGTGCTATTCAAGATGACAGCAACAATGATAATGCAGCTTGATGCTAATAACGAAGATCCGAAAATCGTTAGACGATTAGAGGCATTACTGAAGGGTGTTGTATCGATGCAGAAAGCTATGCCGATGTTAGCGGGTCAAGCAGAAGAGGAACAGCAAGCTGGGGTTGCAGCTGAGCAACAGAAGACAGCTCCTGTACCAGCTCCTGTAATGCCTCCAACAGATGCAGTTACTCCTCCTCGAGGATCGGTACCGGTAACAGGTGAAGGAGTGCCATTAGTATGAGACCGTTAATGAATAGCAGTGAAATAGATTTATTACGCGATACTGTAAAGAGTGTACCAGAATTCGGATACATTGTTGAATGGGGTTCAGGTGGATCGACTGTATTCATCGGTGAGCATAAACATTCAACAGTATCTCTTACATCAGTAGAGCACACTAAGCGCTGGTATGAAGATGTATCGAAGGAATTACGTAACGTACCATTCGCTGAGTATTGTTTCGTTCCTCCAGCTGATCCAGATTGGCAAGAGTTCGGTACGATTAAAGAAGAAGACCCAACAGAGCTTACATGCTACATCAGTACACCAGGTGACATATCGAACGTTGATCTATTCCTTGTTGATGGAGTAGCTCGCAGTTCAATATTGAAACGAATTGCTCATGAAGCTAAACCATCAGCGTTGGTATTACTGCACGACGCCGAGCGCACTAACTGGTATGAAGAGGGTACAAGGCTCTATGACGTCGTAGAGCGAAAGGACAGACTTGCATGCATGAAGTTGAAGAGAGTCTCAGACTAGATAAGAGTATCGGCTACATGATGCTAGGGCATAAACTTTGGCATCGCGTAGTTTGGGAAAAGCACTACGGCAGGATACCTGAGGGATATGTTATTCATCATATTGATGGTAATAGATTGAATAATGAATTATCTAATCTTAGATGTCTATCAGAATCCGATCATGTGCGCTTACATCTTAAGGGAAAGAAGCTCAGTGAGGAGCAGATAGCTAAGTATCGTAAACCACATTCAGCAGAGCATATTCGCAATAATGTAGCTGCTCGCGCTGGGTACAAGCCTACAGAAGAGACTCGACGAAAGCAATCAGAAGCTCATAAGGGGCATAAGAGACCTCAATGGGTAACAGACAAGATTGAAGCTACAAAGCGAGCTAAGAAATTGGCTCTTTTTATTCAGGTAACTCACGAAAACGAACAGTCTGCGTGAGCTATTATTATGACACGACATCAAGTCGAGGAGAGTAGCAGATGAATATCGACCAGCTATCACCTGAGCAGAAGGATGCTTTACTGCGTTCGCTGTTAGGTGCTGCCGGAGACGAGTCAGCTCCTATTGCTGGAATGGGAATGGGTCATACAGATGAAGCTGATGACCGAAAGCTTATTCAGGAATACATGGAACTGCTTGCCGGTGGAATGGAGATTCTTGCATCTAAAATCCAATCGCTTGAGACCGCTGTGTATGAGGACCTCGTCGGAGGCCTATCATCCGTTCTATCTGCGCGTACACGTGCTGCTATTCTACAGGAAGCACAAACGAAGTACCCACAGTTTGGTGAATTCGGAGATTTCGTAAAAGAGATTGATGGAGGGGACCTCTGGGAAGAGTTCGCTGACATCCTCGAAGAAATCCGAGGTGAGCCTGACTATGATGAAAGCGCTGAAGGCGAACGAATTCAAGGTCTGTATGAAGCTATGAAATCTAAGATGGGACGCCTTCGCGGTGTACCAGCTGATGGAGTAGCTATTGAGGTCTCAACGGGCGTGCCTGAAGAGATGGTTGAATCGGCTCCTGCTCCAGTTCCCGTTCGCGGACAACCGGATGTAGAGAGTATTAAGAGAACAGCTGCCAGACTTAAGGCCGCTAACATTACGTCTGTCTAAGGAGACAACACATGGCATTCATTGGAGATGCAAACGTACTGGCCATCCTTAAAGTTTGGTATGACCAGCAGAAGGTTGAAAACCTTCTATTCCGTAATTCGCCTACGCTAAAGCAGATTACAAAACAGAAGTTCGGTGGTAAATACTACCCACTTCCAATGATGTATTCTCGCTCTGGTGCAGTATCAGGCGATTACAACAAGGCTCTTGCAGCCATAGCTGACGGTCCGCGTAACGTCGAAATGCAGGTAACTGCAGCCCAGATGTTCTCGGTCTTCCAGATCACCCCGAAAGAGTACCTTGCTTCGAAAGAATACAAGGGTGCTTACATGACCGTTCTCGCAGAGAAAGCCTTCGCTGCTAACGAAAATCTCAGGAAGATTTTAGCATCGTGCTTATTTGGAACTGGTTGTGGTGAACTTGGTAAGCTTACAGCTAACATAGCTAACGCTGCCACTACAGCTAACATTGACGCTCGCGCCGCTGTTACGCTTGACCTCGGAACCCAGTTCTACTTTATTGACAGCAACAACCCCTACACCGGTAACGCTGTTGATTCTACTACTAACGGTTTCCATACTGTTAGCGCTGTAGCTACTAACGAAGACGGTTCTGCGACCATTACCTTCGCTCCTGCTTATGTTGCAGCTAATACTGCTTCCGGCTCGTACGTTATGTTGTACGGTGGACGTGATGATGCTAAGGCTCCATTGCTTCCAACTGGCCTTGCTGGATGGATCCCAGCCGACCGTTCCAACCTCGCTGTTCCCGCTTTCGCTAACTTCTTCGGTGTTAACCGTGCTGCATATCCTTCTCGCCTCGCTGGTTCAGCTATTACTCAGACTGCTGCTAACAAGAAGAAGGAAGCTATCA